TCATGATCTATTACAATAGTTCTCCCTCTGTTTTATTGCCTCATCTAGTATTCCCGATGATTTTATTTTTGAAGCATGTCGCTTTGTGCAGTGTAATAAATCGGCTAATCCCTGTAAACCATATACATATCTTTTTTCTTCTATCTGTTTGATTTTTGAGATAAGGCTGGTTATTAGTTCTTTTAAATCTCCTACTGTTAAGTCAATTAGGCGAGTGTCGTCTGAAAATCTTCTTTCTATTTCTATCATAGTATTATTTATTAAGTTATAAATCAATCTCCAACAATTGCTTTTTCAGCTCTTTTCTGATTATTTCCTATTTAAAATGGCATCAATATCAGATTGTCTATAAAGCCTTTTTCCTCCAACTTCTATTACACGTAAATATCCATTTTTATTCCACTGATATAATGTGCTACGGTTGACATGCAATAGTTTTGCGGTTTCATTGGGAGTAAGGTATTCTTTGGGTTGCTTTGTTTCTAAAATCAAACGTTCTATATCATCTTTTGACTGTTGGAGAAGATAATCTGCAAATTCTTTTAGCTCCTTGATCGTAATCGTTATGGAAATATTTAAATCGCTTTCCAATAAATCTTGTAATTTCATAATTTGTTGATTTTATATTAAATTGCTTTTGGCTATTTTATCTACATCTGTATTTTTTGAAGACACTTTAGAATGTTTCCACTCTCAACAGCTTCCATAATTTCATGCAGTTTGTAGTATATATGTCCTCTAGGTTCGGAAATTTCGTCACCTTCTTCGTTTACCATTGTTTCAATACCAAATTGATAAGGGAATACTAGTTTCCGTTTCTCTAAATTTTTGATAACTCCACGACCAAAACATCTTTCTGCATCAGACCTGCAGATAAGAATCTTTTTGTTTTTGAGGTTTGCATTCCTTTCATTCCTGTATGCTTCAATACCTAATTTAATACCAATCTCAATGGCTTGCTTAATAATCGGATCTATTTCCATGTTTTTTTCTTTTTGTTAAGTGACAAATGAACGAAATAACAGGGAATATTTATGCTTAGGAATAATTGGAATGTAGTCAATTCAGGAAAGAAGTAAAACCTAAACTAATTGTAATTAGAGACTTGATAATATAAATTCAGAAGCATAAATAATACTAGCTGTCTATTATTATAATCTTGGTAGCATAGGTTCATCAATAGGTCTTTTATCTAAAATGCATACCGGGCAAATTCTAAGAGAATCGAATTTCTTATCAAGTGCCTCCATAATATTACTTTCTGTGAGTTTTCTTTTATGAGTGCCATGTGATGTATAAGTACAAAATTGATTGCCAAATAGTCTAACTTCAATGGGTATTGCTAAATGAGTGTGTTTATAATCACTATTATTACCGAAATACGCAATAATAATTTTGCCATTAATCAATGCTTGGCAGGCATCTTTCTTGTTTATCATGGGATAGAGTTTTATTAATTAGTTTTTGGTAAATAGAAAAAATTATAAGCCAAATCTTTTTAATTGTTTAGGAGTAACCAATGGGGATGATTTCAAAGCTCCAATAATGAGTTCTAAATCATTATTGGTTAACTTCCCGTATCTTCCTTCTCCTTCATATCTGTCTATAAAGTTATCGGCTGTAATTTCTTTGAGTTCAGCACAGCAGACAAAGCTATTCTTCTTCAAGAATGGATAGTCACTGACAGTTATTGGATAGTGCAGTTCCTGTAGTTCTTTCGAAATATTGGTATTGATATTGCTGTTAATGACAACAAAACCGATAAGAGCATTATTTGCTGTTTTTCCTACGACAATGAAATATTTGTCACGGTCGTTATCGCCTTTGTTTTTGGGAATTATTCCTTCTTTTGGGGTTAATCTCATCTTAAAGATCTCTCCCTTATCTATATTGGGTAAAACAAGTTGTGATTTTGCTTTATTGGATAAAATATCAGCAATAGATGCTCCCATGTTTTAAAAAGCAAGTTTGTTTATCTCTTCGTTTTCTTTGATATATTCTATCATGCTTTCATTCGCTCCACCTGCTTTTGCTATTAGAATTGTATCCATAGGATATGCTTTTTGCTTTTCCCATGCATTTCTCCATGCTTCATCGTGAGATTTTATAGACAGAGTATCTATATCAACATTTTTATTTTCTTTTATAGAAGTATCAAGGCAATCAATATCTGATTGCGATAATTCTTCCATATCTGGTAATTCTTTTGCACTCAGTATAAAATAATATGCGGAATCTGGAGATTCAATGGCATTTGAAATAATTGATAGAGGTGAATTATTAACGGCAGTAGCTTGTTTGGTTGCTACCTTTATTGCATCAAATAAAACAGAGGGAACAGGTCCTTTAGGCAATGCACAGAAAGTATCTTGAATGATTCTTCTTCCATATTTAGCATAATGAGCTCTATCCGCAAAATACAGTATTTTGAACAAATGAAAATAGTCTATTTCGTCACATTTATTTATGACGTATAGTACCACAGCTTTTAATTTAAGCATTTCATCTATCGTTAATTCCTTTATTTTCATTCCTTTGCTCTTTTTTCTGATGCAAATATAGCATGTTTTTATTGTTTTCTTTATCTCATTTTATCTTATTTCGCTTTTTTATAGTCGTTTCTTACTCGAAATATGCCGTAAAACATAAAAGCAATAGTATGTTTGTACTATAATGTGAGATTTTTTCACGTTTTCTTATATCGCTTTACTCGAATAACGCTCGTTTTCTCACCTTTCCAAATATTTCTTACCATGAATCCGGGAATAAAGAAAGGGCAGCCCTAAAGCTACCCTTTCCCGCTAATTGGCGTCAACTAATGTGCCGGAACCGAAGTCCCCTGACTTAAATATTATCACGATATATTAGCATTATATTTTTTGTTGTATTCCTGTGTAAGTTTCCGACTATATTTTTCTTGCTTTTGGGCTTTCTTCTCTATCCTCTTACATTCCTTTTCTTTCTTTGCTATCTTCTTCATGATAATAGTCTGGCGTTTATTCGATACCTCATTCTTACCTTCTAATTCAATCAGCCGAGCTGTCACATACTGGATCGTGGAATAATAAGCATCAATCATTTGTTTTGTACTTATTGTGGGAGTGTCTATCATTAACTCTCTTTGATCTATTGATAAATTACTAAGCTGATGTACTCTTATTTGTTCTTTGATGAACTCTTGTAATTCTGCATTTTTCTCTGTGATTAAATCTTGTAAATTAATTGTTTCCATTGTTCTTAAAGTTATATTATATTGATTGATTCCTGTTGTTATCGTTAAACATTTCATCCCAGATGCAGAAAGCAAGAAGGATGATACAAATAATTAGTGTAGCGTTCATAATTGATTAAATATCAAAGAAGTGTTCACCCTTATTCCTGAATATCCTATAGCCAGTGTATAGGCATCCAAATACTATCAATATCTCCATCTTGTTATAATTTAATGGTTGTAACCTGTTGATATATCGTTGAAGCTCTTATTAGCTCTAATGGTGTGCCAGTCACTTCTATTGCTGTGTACTCTTCGTATTCGAATACCTTATGCTTTATTCCTTCTATCTTTAGCAAGGTAGTGATATCCTCTACTTGCTTGCTCTCGTGGAGCTTGTAAACCTTTGTCTCTGTCATAGTGTATATTTTATTGTGACGTAACTTTGCGTTACCCCATCCGGTTAATAATTCAGTGAAAGAGAAGCACCTATTTTCGCAAACCAGTACTTCCATGAAAACAAATCAATGATTATGAATGACTTAATTAGTCACCGCAATACGAGCCACACCCGTAGCCCATTGCACGACTAATACGGTTTTGATACTCGTTGTAAGAGATGCCCTCTTTGCGTGCTGCTATCTCGGCTTTCATGCGTTCCGCTTTGGCTTCCGCTTCTCTTCTGATCCGGTCGGCTTCGATTTGTGCACGAAAAAGAACCGAACTAATAGCGGCCTGCTCTCTTTTCTCACGTGCCTTTTCTTCACGTACTTTTTCTTCCTCTTCGATTGCTTTGCATTTTTCTGCTATAGACTTTTCCCATTTTGCTGTTTTCCAAGATTTACGGAGTGCATCGGCAAATGTCGGGTACTTTGCATGAGCGTTCGTAAATAGTGCCCAAGCCCTTCTCATTATCTTGCTTAAATCGTAACGTGCCATATCTTTTTTGTTTATTGGTTTAACTTTGATGATGCAAAGGTATACTGTTTACTATACCTATCCAAACAAAAGATATATAAAAAATATACCATTAACACTATTTAGTATATTAAAAACTATACGAAAACAACGAATGAGTATATTTGCATTATAATTTCAAAAGATAGCTTTATGAGAATCAAAGAATTATTGAAAGAAAAGGGTTTAACGCAACAAGAATTAGCCGATAAGGTGGGGGTTTCTTATCAGTCAATGAAACAAACTCTTAATGCTCCATCGGTTACTACCTCCACGCTTGAAAAGATCGCATCAGCTTTAAATGTGCCTATGTGGCAACTCTTTGCATCACCGGAAGAAGTGCAACCAAAGAAAGACGGTCTTTCCGTCAAGTGTCCTCACTGCGAAAAGAGTTTTAATATCAATATCAAGGTAGAGTAAGTATGGAAAGAATAAAAAATATCAAATCTTTTTGTCGTAGTTCCTTTTTTTGGCTGTTAGGAACAATTATTGGTAATGGGATGTCTATTTACTCAATATGTGACAAGGATATAAATTTTAGAGTTTGTAACTTTTATGTAACTTCTGATATTTTAAATATCATAGGAATATCAATAGTGACTTTATTTACTGTATTGTACGCATTTAAAACATGGTATGATTCACTTACAATAGATGGTGGGGAATACAAATAGTGTATCGCTTTGAAAAGTGTATCGGGTGTATCGGAAGCGATACAGCTAAAACCCTTTATTTATAGGGGTTTGCGTACTGTATCGTATCGATACACTTAGAGCGATACAGTCGATACAGGGAATAATAAGCCCCGTTCCTTGATTGGTTCGGGGGTTGTTTGGGTACCTTAGTCACTGAAAACTATAATCTATATTCATCATTTAGACGCTTCATGACCCTTTTAATTGTTGAGGCTGATAACTTATACTTATTTGAAAGAAAGTCCCGAATCTCGGTTTCTTTTCGTCCTTCTGCAAGCATATCTCTATACTCATAGAACATATCAAGATACATTATATCATCTGCGCTCACTCCGTTTCTGTTCATTGTAGCGAGTAGAAAGCGGCTTGATGCTAAAACTTCATATACTTTCATCTGCTTTTGGGGTATAAGGTAAGAAATCAAAGCCTTTAAACTCTTTACTGTTGATGGTATGAGTTACCTTTTGTTTATCAGAAAGACCTATAATCCGAGAAACTATATTGGGATTAAACGCACCAACAATAGCACCTTCTAATTGTTGTGTCCTGATGACATTCTCTATGCGTGTAATGACTACGGAAAAATCTTCATGACTACCTTTTTTAAAATCGTTCCAAAAGGACTTACTAACATCTAAATAAGCCATTAAGCCGGTTAGAGAGTAAGGATGTTGTGTAGGGCTTTCTTCCTTTTCCTTTATTTCTCCTTTCGTTTTATTCTTGATTGCTTTCCATGGAGTCCTGTCGCAATGGTCAAAATACTTACAGGCTGCTTCCCACAACTGTTCAGGAGAAGCAAAACGCTTGCTTCTCCCATGCCTGTTTCTCAACTTCCAAAATTGGTTTCCTTTAGGTGCAGACATAACTAATGTTCTTTTAATTGTTTGATTAAATCCGCTTCTTCCTGATTCTTGACTACAACGGTCAATCCGGTAGAGACTTCTCCGGAATGCTCGGTGTTCTGTTTGTTCTTCCATCTGTCAGGAGCAAGGTTTGTGAGAAGGAATATTCCGGCTCCCACATTAGGCTCAACATTCTTCTTTGTTTTTATCTGTCTCTTGATTTGCGGCTTACCGTTTACGTCTTGGTATTCTGTCCTTACTTCCTCGTATTCATACCCGATGGCAGACCTTGCAAGGGAAGAAACAACATTGTGCTCTAACCCGTTTTTGAAATCTTCTTTCGCCTTTTTTATAGCAGTTCCGAAAGTTTCATTTTCCATCCACCGGTAATAGGTACTCTTTCCGATTCCCATTACATTACAAAAGTCAATAAGCTTTGCACCACCATAATCTATAAGTCCGTTTTCACATACCCAGTCAACGCACTTTTGGATTATCTCTTCATTAAATTTTGCCATATCTTCAATAGTTTTTAATTAATATATTATAAGCTCCCTAAATTTTCAAGTACTTCAACTCGTTTTCCAACTGTGTTTATCTCGGTAACGGAAACCACCGGATTAGGCATCATCTGGACTCCTTTTGCAACTGCCCTAGCAAGCATATCCTCTCCCATGGTCTGGTTACTTGACGCTGTGATATTTATCGGTACTCCACCACCCATTTGGTTAAACGAGGAAAGGATCGGAGCAAACAATTCTGTAGCTCTTGCCGTCATTACTGATTCACCATTACTTAGTTGCACCGGGATGCTATCGCTCGTTCCGGTTCCCGGACCAGTAACTAAACCACCGGTTGCAAACTTGGCGGATTTCACGGTTTTAATAGCTGTTGCAATATTTGCCAATATAGTAGCAACCGTTGTCGCTATAGCTGCAATATTACCAGGGAATGGAACAGATTGCGCCTGTGCAACTCCTGCGGCAATAGCCTTTCCTGTATTGATTGCGATTTCTCCTAAGGCAATCATTTTTGATAGTTTAGCGAACCCTTCGTTCACCTCTCCTAAAGCATCAATAGCATTTGTTAAATCACTATATAATAACTTTAAACTATCAACTTTAGTAGTTTCTATCTGTATTTCAATCTCTGCAATTTTTTGTTTTTGCGCAACTTTCCTTCGGTCGTACTCTTCGTCAGTTTCATCCTTCTGTTGTCTCATATTGTTGAGAACTTCATTCTCTTGTGCCAAAGAAGTTTGTAATTCCTGAATCTCATAGGCATATTGCGCCTGTTTCAATTGTGATTCGGAGGCTCCTTCATTTGCCAATTTTTGCAGTTTAATGTTGTTTTGGGATTCCAATAAATCCAACTCCGCTTTAGCTCTGTCTTCCAGGGCTTTCTTTTGTTTATCCCATATTTGTTTGTTGACGGCATCAACAAGTTCGACTTCTTTCTTCTTGTACTTGTCTATTATTGCCAGTTTCATTTCTTCCGTCAGCTCGGTGTCTGACAAATCCGCTTGGCGTTGAATTTTTAACTGTTCCAGTTTCAGCTCCAGTTCTTTGTCAGAACCTTTTTTAACTGATTCAAGTTGTAGCTCTATGAGCTTCTGTCTATTGGCAATTTCCTTTTGCAGTTCTTCATCCGACAACTTTTGCAATGCCATCTTTTTTTGTTCTTCCAAAGCATATATTTGCTTGTTTATGGCTTCTTGTGTTTTGGGCGTCAAATCCTTTTCTGTGGTAAGACGGGCTTGTAGGTCTTTTATCTGTCTGTCATATTGATGTTCTATTACTTCGCTTTGTTTTTTCCGGCTATCCTTTACAAGTTTTAGTAACTCATCTTCCATCTTCCGTATTTCTTCAATTTCCTTTTTCTTGGCGTTAATTTCCAAACCGGATTTCTTTCCACCGTTAGCAGGAAATGTTTTGTCCGTAACAGGGGTATAATTTGTAATGCCCTCTATCTGTTTCTTCAAGGACTCAACGGTCGCCAACTGGTTCATGCGTTCAGCCCAAGATTTTTTTATGTCCTGGTTTATTTGGCTATTGGTGCGGTTTAATCCCAATCCCTGTTTCCAGAATGAGGCTTCATTCAACTCTTTGCTATATTTATTATTTAAGTCTACAGTTTCTCGATAATATTCCTCTTCTTGTTGCAATGTTAGGTTGAGGATTTTTAATCGCTCCTGTTTTGCCTTTTCCAAAGCTTCATTATCGGACATTCCCTGCTTGATGTATTCTTTCCGGACTTTCTCTATGTCTCCGTAAGCGGCCTTCACTTTCTCTACACCTGCAGACTGCCCGAGTTGTTTCGCTGCTGCTTCTTCTCGGTTGGATATATCTTCTACGGTGTCAAACAGCTCTCTTACCGTTTTTATTAACTCAGAGAGAACGGAATTGACAAACAGTTTCACTTTGGAGGTCATTTTCTCAAATGAACCTCCGGTAGTATCAAACAACAAGGCAATCTCTTTCGTTAATTCGGTTTGAGAATTAATTAAATCTTCTTCGGTCCTTCCCAGTTCTCCGGCTTTGTTCTTCACTTCGTCCAAGTTCGTAGAAATATCCTTTAATGTCCTAATATATTTCAAGCCTGCATCTTCTCCCGGTCCGCCAAATATATCAGCAATGGCAGTACCAACAGCTGCGGAGCTTTCCGGAAGCTCATTCAATTTTTCAGAAACAAGTTGCATAACCTCAAAAGTAGTAATAGACTCGCTTTGCAACTCCTTTTGTATTTTCTTCGAATTTAGTCCGATCCCCTCTAGTGCTGCTGCGGTGGAATCCGTCATTTCCCGAAGCCGTATGTTTGCTTCTTTAATTGTATCTATACCTTTGTCGGAGAATATGCCCTGTTTGTTGGTTTCTGCAATGATGGCTACAAACTGATCAGCAGATATTCCGGCTTCTTTGAAATATGCCGGATATTCCTTCAGGCTATCCAGAAATTCGCCATTCGCATCTGCTCCGGCTATGAATCCGTCCTTTATTATTTGCAAAGCCTTCTCGGAAGTGATACCAAATTGTTTTGATACTGTATTAGCGGAAATAAGCACTTCTTTAAAGTCTTTCCCGTAATAGTCTGCCAAAGCCTGCACTTCACTTCTGTAAGCCTTCAAATCGTCTCCTGACTTGTCGGTGAATTGTTTTGTCAGTTTTGTAGCCTCTACCAAACCTTTGTTGTAGTCATACCACCATTTAAAGGCAATGCCCGCACCTGCTATCCCTGCAATGCCTAAGAATACTTTGTTCTTTAAAAGAGAAGTTAGGGTATTTCCGAAAGCGGAAGCTTCCGTTTTTAGATTGGAGAAGAAGCCGGAACCACTTTTGGCATTGTCTGCCATGCGTAATAGGGAATTAGCAAAAGAGTTATTCATCCCCAAAGCATTTTTGATGGATTCCTCATAGTTTCCTACATTACGGTAGAAACGTTGGGTTTCTCCTTCTGCCTCTTTGAGTGAATCGGTAATGCCGTTGATTTTATTCTTAAGTTCCTGCCCTCTGCCTGCCTTTCTTTCAACTTCCGAAAGACTATCATATTCGGCAGTAAGATTTGACAACTGAGCACGAAGTTGTTTTAGGCTTCCTGTTTGTTGCTTCTCAATCTTGATTTGGTTTCGTACCTCTTTTGTAAGTGTTTGAACCACGTCCCTGGCTTCCAGCATCTTCTTTTCCGTTTCTACAATCTTGGCATTGTACTCCTCCTGTGATATTTTCTTGTCCTTCAAGGCTTTTTTGTATTCAGCCTCTTCTTTCTTCAAATTCTCTATGGATGTACGGTATTTGGCGATGTTTCTTATTGCATCGTCATATTTTACCGTGATCTTCAGTATCTGTTCCTTTTCGTTATTCATAATTATTTGGAATCTTCGGTTAATACTCCGTTACTTGCAAAAAACAGCGCCATAAGAAGAGCCGGGAAAGTTTTGCTATCTCCTTTGATATTCAGATTATCCAGGAGTGAAAGCATCTTTTTACGTTTTTCGGAATCTGGTTCATGTTCGTTTATCAAATTCTCGATCATTGATAACGTTGAAATAGTGTCTATACGGTTTTTCTGTATCAATTCAGTTACCCGCTTACCTTCTGCTACAACTTTTTGAATAGTTGTTTTATACTCTTTAGCTATCTTGTCAAAAGCCAAAGCTAATTTCATGGCTTCTTTGTTGTTCAATAAATCTTTTTCTGTCATAATCATATTTTTATTTATTCCGGGTAGATCATCCGAAGCAGACCTACCCGGTTGGGGTTTAACTCTTAGGAACCACTTTCTAATGTTTCTAGCATCTTTATAGCATCTTCCCGGAGAATCTCAATCAATCCCGCATCCGGGTGTTCATACATAATTGTCTTAGTCTTTAGCGGGATGGTACGACGTATATGTTTAGCTAGCTCTTCTCCTTCAGCGTATGAAACAGGAATAAAATCTTTGTCGGTACAAAGCCCTAATCCTATGCCAACATCTTCTACTTTATAATTCTTAATGTCCATTGCTTGGTCTTGAATTTGCTAGTAATTATACAATCTTTGCCAGTGCGGAAATGAGTTTTTCTAGTTCTTCCCCTTCAATGGAAAAGCCGGGCTCCTCTCCGCTATCTTCCCTTACTTCTCTGGCCTCATCGCTTTCATCAATGGTGATAACTGCGAGATTGGCCGGTGTTTCGTCCGGGTTTATTCCTCTGTACACCGTAATTTTGTCTACGAAAGATTCCGCTTTAAGGTCTATCCCGGATTTTGGCAGCTCTTCATTACCAAATTTTAGCAACTGAATCCCCAGTTTACGGGCTTCTTCCGCATTTAGGTGTACGGTGTTCTCTTCCGTTACGGCTTCCCCGTTTACTGTTTTAGTGATAAGGATCTCGTTATTATCACCTCTTCTTACATAAAGATGTTTTTCACTGTCTTTTCTAACTCCGAAAAATGTTTTTTGCTTCATAACTTTAAAAATTAAATTGGTTAATAATTTATTTGTTATCTAATTCTTTTTGCAAAGATTAGACAAACGCCTATCCGGTAATACTTTTCCCCGCTTGATGGGCGTTTACTTGAATAGTTCTTTTTAAAATTAGCCTACGAAGGTTTTATAACCCCATTATCTAAATAATATCTCGCTTGCTCATCTTTTGGGAATGTCAAAGCCCAAAAAACAAAGGCATTGTTACCGGGATAGCTAACACAGTTAAACCGTTTATTTATCTTGCGTTTGAACACTTCATAAACGATTGCTCCTCCTGGAAATATACGCTTGTATAAGTAAACTTCAGTTTTGGGATTATATCCGATTTGGACAAATCGCTCTTTGTTCTTAATGAACTCTTTTTCTAATTCTTTAATTGCTTCCATAACTTTTAAATGTTGCTCTCGCTCATTTTAAGGTGAACGAAAATGGTAATCTATTCTTTTTGATACTCTTACTCATTTCGCAGGTAAAAGTGATTTAGTTCACTTTATTTTGGCTGAATATATTTTTTTGCTCGTTTATCTCTTCCATACCAAACTCTACTCTCGGATTCCGTCGGTCTATCCGTTTCTCCGCATGAATCTCAAAACATAGGCTGTCATTTGTGATGGCCTCCACCATTTGCAAGCAATCAAGGATCGTTTTTAAGGCATTATCCAGATCGAAGCGAATACTTCCATGCCAAACACGGATAAATAGCTTGAAACGACCGGAAATGCGCTTTCCTCGATACTTCTTGCATTGTAGGCAGAAAGATTTCTCATACTCCCTGATCCGGTCGTTTTTGATGATCCGTTTCTGGCCGTCTTTGCCCGGTACGGCTTGATAGTTATTTGCTTTCGCTATCACTTGCCCGTATATTGTTTCTATTTCCATACTCAAACGTTATATGTAATTTGTCGGGAAACTCCTATTTCTTTGGCATAAGCCATTATTTCACCGATATTCATACCTTTCTGCGTATGCCGTTCCCGAAGAAGAACGTCTGCCACGTCCCAGTTATTCAGTAGTCCTTCACATATCCGGCTAACTGTTACATCTATTCCGGAACTGCGTAATATTTCGGCTTTTTCTTCCCATTTTTCCAACATTCCACTATCTGGATATAAAACTACCCTTTTGCCTGATAACGGTTTGAAAACGGTTATCTCCGTCCATTTGCACCCGTTACAGCCGCCCGTTGCTATCCATGTAATTTCGGGCATCAAAATAGAGCATATAAGGGCTGACTTTTCACTTTCAACAATTCCTATTCGGGATGCTGTCTTAAGCAGGTGTTCACCGAACAAGCATTGCACTAAATTCAAATTGTAGTTGTTTAACACCGGTTTATCAGCCCACCATATACGGTCTGTGGAACGAGTATCAAGAACGTATTTCTTAAATTTCTCGTTCCATAACTGAACTGCATCGTTTTTCTTTAGTCGTTTTCCTGTTATAGGATTGTAACCCATAACTTTCAAGCGGCGCAATCTCCCTTGACTGTCTATTTGCGGAAAAACAGAACTTAGACCATCCATGTATAACCAGTGCTTAGATGTGCCTACACGATAAGCATCAAATACCCGGTTTGCCTCAACATCTCCGAACTCTTTAGACATAAACCGGAATAGATTGTTTCTGTCTCGGTGTGTATCTGTTGTCAACAACGAAGAAGACAGATAAGATACGGGAATTACTTTAGGTGGTTCCGGCTGTTTCCATGTGGTAAACTCATTTCGTTTATCGGCCGGGTGTGCCTTGAAATATTCCGAAGGTGTCAGATGATAACCGCAACGTTCCCGGTTGCAACGTCCGCACGATTCATCAATAGGAACATTTCTTTCATCAACATAATAAGTAAATTCTCCTTTATGTCCACATTGCGGGCAGGTGTGGCGGGTGCTCGTTCCTGCGTATTTTTGTAGGTGATATGTATGTTCACTCATAAATCAAAATCTTTATAATTTTATAGCACCGTATTAATAACCGTATTTTTACCGTACACCGTATTAACCGTATTCACCCCCTTCTATAGAAGGGGTGATGAGTACGGTAGAAAAGTACGGTACGGTAACAGTTATTAAAATGGTAGTGTATCATTAGCTTTTTCAATCTTTGGCAGGTAATAACAGCCCACCTGATTTTTGATAATATATCCATTCTCTACAGCTTTCTTTATATTCTTTTCGGAAGCGCTTTCTTTCACTCCAAGATGTAACATTAGTTTCTGTCTTAATTCCGAATAGGTTATAGTTGCCGGATATTGAGGTATGATACTTGATAAAGCCTGTTGTAGTTTATCCGTTTTTGCTTCAATGGGTATGTATTCAGCCTCAACGGGAAGCCCTTCCAAAACCATAAATGCAAAGTCCATCGGTCGCATATCTCTAGTTTTAGCCCATTTGCATAACGTTACATCTCCTTTAGCCTCTGCAAAAATCGCTGTTTCGCACTTCCGCAAAGCTTCCGATCCAAGATGTCCCCGGGCTTTTTCACTTCCTACATTGGCGTGAATGACTGTTAGAACGTGGCAATCATATTCCTTTGTAAATGCCATCAAATCATTAATTACAGATGTTGATTGCTCCGAACTGTTGGGATCGGCTATTAGATCACTAACTCCATCAAGAACGACAAAATCAGGATGATATAGATTCATGCACGCATAAAAGATTTTATGTCTTATTGGCGGCTGATACTCTCTCAACATGTGAATAATGATATTATCTGAATTGATGTTAGTTGGAAGCCCTACAATGCGGTGTAGTCTCCGGCCAATCTTCGCCACGTGTCCCGGTGCTTGCTCTGTATCAATCCAAAGCAACTTTCCTGATCCGTTCGGGTTGTCTAACCCCATACAGCCGTTTTCATTCAGGAACGCCCCGGCAATACCGGAACATAGAAAGCTCTTTCTTGCACCGGGTAAACCAATAACGAAAGAAAAATTTCCCCGAGTACATACAGGTAGGTTTCCTTTTGATACGAGCATTTGCGGATCGGGTATATTTTGTGATAAGTCCAGGCGGCTACATTGAATAGCATCCATTATTTCGGATGGAATCTCAATCACAGGTTTTTCAAATTCGCTAACAATCTGTTTTATTGCTTCACTCATTGCCATTAACCTCCCAATCAATAGACATTTGCCGTTTGTCCGGCTCTAACCAGTATAATTTCCTATTATCGTCCAGACGAACGTCTTTAATGTTCCAGCCTTCTTTTCTAAGGTCGGATATGACTTTCCGGCTATCGTTTCCGCCAGTAAGAGTGTTTAAGTCTTTACTAGTGTACTTGCCACCATCTAAGAATAGTTTGCGAATCTGTTGTTTGATTCGAGATGATTTGTTATCTTTGCTCCTGTTGTTGAGGAGATTGGCGGTCGTTGAGGCTGCCTTTTTCTTTTCTTTCATAGTCATGCCCTCCGATATTTGAATACGACCTGTTTTTTTACTGCTTCGTCGATAGCTTCCGCTTCATAAAGGATTCTACTACCTACACGCTTGGATGCAAGAAGTCCGTCTTTTGTCAACCTTGCCAATGTAGGCAGGGTGACATGGAGAATTTTTGCTGTTTCCTTTCGAGTATAGAACTTTGGTTCTTTCTTGACAGTTACAGACAATATTCTTTCTGAAACTCTATCTACGATCACATCTACAAATGGATCAAAGAAACTCATAATTATAGCTTGCTGGGTTGCATTTAATTCTTTCATAACTTATACTTTTTAATTGTTATGAAGGCAAGGTGTGCACGTCCTAATCTTCAACTGCGAAGATACATTGGGGAGAAATTGGGATTTATTGGGGAATATAAAAAAACGCATTGATAAAATATTGATTATCAATGCGCTTCTGAAATATTTATTGGGGAGTTTATTGGGGCGTTTTTTTATTTATTGGGGAAACTCCTATATCTGCTATAAAACTGCTAAAATTTATATCTATTTGGCTATATCCTTCGCAGCTTGTATCGGTTCTCAATGTAGCTTTCATAAAATCTACATTATTGAAGACTTCTTTTTTAATAAATTCAATCCATTTTTTGCGACTTCCTTTATCTTTTATGCTGTTGGCTATATTTTTAAATACAACTTTTGTTCTATTGAGCTCATCTTTTTTAATAGATAGATTTATTGAATTGTCACAATTAAGTAATCTGATAAAATCATCTATAGAGATGCTATTCCATTGGTTATTGTTGCATTTGTTATAGATTTTTCTTATTAATTTTTTGTCGATTTTAGGAATGTCGTTATCATCAATGATGTTTTCTATTGCTTCTATTGAATATTCATCACTATGTTCTTTAATATATTTCCCGATCATTGTAGAAAAGAAAAAAACATCAAAATCATTCTCAATTTGATTACTGCAGGAAAGATAATAATTATAGTACAAACGGCTTGCTTGTTTTAAAAGCCATGAGTGTAACTCAAATGCGTTTTCTTTTTCGGGCTCATTATTATTATCATATATTTTTTCTGTCCATTCTATTAAACCTTGTAATATTATAATTAAATGATAGCCAAGTCCTGCTCCAATATATAATGTTATTAGTTCTGTGAGTTTATTTTGAATTTTAATAGGGTGTTGATTATTTTCTTTTATAAGCAAACAGGCTTTATTTAATGTCTCTATTACATTCTTAAAATCTTCTTTTTCTAAAAAAACGTCTATCTTATATTCTTTTAGCTTTCTATAATATGTGTAAAGTCCATATTCGCATTTATAATTCTTCGACATTAATAAGGCATCAAAACTTTCATCTTCTTTTTTTAGATCTTTAAAAAAAATATTCTTTTTAATTTCTTCATTAGCCAATGCTAAGATCAGATCGTACATAATTTCGTTTTTCTCATTAATTAGTTCTTCTGAATTATCTACTATTAATTTAGTGCCTTGAGCTAATATCTCATCGCATCTCTTGAGGTTGGATATGTCTTCTGCATTGTAATTAGCTCCTGTCTTGATTATTGCTTCGTCAATCGATAAATTATCTTCCAATAAGTATTTATAAACTTCTGCAAAGTCATCCTTAAAATATCTCTTCCACTCACATTCTAGCTGATTGTATTGTTCTTTCCAATTTTTCATGATTGATTATTTGGCAATTTGTAATTTCGTGAAATAATTCTCTTTAGCTGCTATCATACTCTTTTCTGATTCATTCAGTTTTAGGTATGTTTTTAGTTGCTGCTCGCTACTGTGTCCAGTGATAGCCATTATAGAACTCAATGAAGCCCCGGCTTTATACATATTGGTTGCTAAGCTTCTCCGGCAGGTATGAGTTTTCAGAAGGTCACAGAATCTTTTCTTAGCTGTGTACTCCATTGCTCCACGTTGTTCTTCTAATTCTACTATCTCAGTCCAACCTAAGGCCTCTCCAATCTCTTTGATATGGTCGTTTATCTTTTGGTCGTAGACTTTAGGAAGTGTGCCGTTATATTTGGCAAGGATAGCCGCAACCCGATAATCAAGAGGAATATAAACGATATTTCCGGTCTTTTCTTGTTTTAGTTTGATGTACTTATTGCCATCGGTAAGGGTAACTATCATCTTTGAATTGATGCGCTTATAATCGCTGACACGTTGCCCGGTCAGACAGCCAACAACAAATACATCTTTTACTTTTTCCCATGCCGGGCGGCTGGATAGATTGTACTCGTAAAGTTCCTGTATTCGTTCTTCAGTTAAGTAGACATTATCAACATCTTTATAGATTACATCAAAACCAAACCGGACGTTTGCCGCATCCATAAGTTTAAGCTGCTCAGCTGCATAACATATCGTTTTGCATATCTTTACCATGCGGGCGATAGTATTAGGAGAGTACTCCTTATCTGTGAGGAATGACCGAAAGTCATTATAAAACTCTATTGTCAAGTCCTCAAAGTCAATAACCTTTAGTCTTGTCTCCTGATATGCTGTAAACTGGGACTGAAAGCCTTTGTAGCTCTTGATTGTTCCAGGAGATATGTTTGTAGTTCCACCCTTCTTTTTCCGCTTTCCTGTTTCGCATTCGTGAATGAATTGTGCTATGAAGTCGTTGAAGTTGGTAGCCTGTTCTTCTTCCAAAGCTTTAGCCTCATCTTTGGCACGTTCTTTCTCGGCTGCTATTTGTTCGGCATATACTATCTCGTGTATGCGTTCTTTAGCCATGTCGGAAGTTATGACTACACCATTTTTTATTAGTGCGTCAATCGTTGATGAAATAGCATCTAGTTTAAGGTAAAGCTCTTTTCCTTTGCCTGTTCTGAAAGCTGTTAGGGCTTTGGCTCCCGTTAAAGATTTGTTCCACTCTTTTATATCAACCTCTAATCCGGTAGATACTCGAATGTTAATCTTTGGAATCCTGTTTTGTATGCGAGCGTATAAGGTTGCATATCCTTCGCTTTTGTCAGTTCTTAAAATGAATGTTGCACCCAT